GTTTTTACCGTTATTTTCATCCCCTTTAAGGGACGTGGTGAACCAACGGCGAAGGTTGAATCATTAGAAGTGCTGGTCTTAAGTTCAATCCTGCGGATGCCCATATAAGAAGCATACCCGTGATTGTCGGTAAACTTAAAGGCATAATACCTATAGGCGGTTGTATTTGTTACTGTGATATATTTCGGGTCTGCAACATCGCTACCCGTGTGTTGGTCGAATGTGTTTTGTGAACAAGCAAGTGTAGTCCAGCCTCCATCGTTGGCATACACTAAATCATCAAAGGTTCCTGCCCCCGTATTAGAACCTTGGAGAATAAAGTGGTTAACTCCGGCATCTGTAATAGAACCGGAATAATGGTAGTTCTCGTAATAAATCCTTTTGATAACTGTAGCCGCCCCAAGGTCTATATGAAATCGTTGGTTCGTAACAGTACCATTCACACATGCCCAACCGTTATCAATGTCTGTACCTGTCAATCTTTTGCTTGGGTCAGTGGAATAGTAAGGCCAATTAGAAGTGCTATATTTCGTTGTTGCTTTGACATAGGTATCACTTTGTGCAGGTGGATAAGTCGAAACACTACTACCGATAAGGACGCAATTTGCACTATCGGTTTTTGTATTATTGATTATATCCGTAAGGTCTCTTGGACTTGTCGCCGTGGTGGTAATGGAAGCGGTGGATGTGATAAAAGCTTTTGTACTTATTTCATTACCGCCCCATAGACAGGTATCTACGCCATTGCAATAAACAACCTGCCCGTCAGGAGCATCGGAGAAGTAACCCGTCCCCGCGCCTGCTGAATCTGTCCATAAGGCTGTACCGGAAAATGCACCCGCCGAGGGTATGGCAGTAGTATTCTGCAACACCTGAGAAGCGGTTAACCCGGTATTGTATGCCTGAATAAGGACATGGCTTTCCGCTGGTTGAGATTTCCTAAAATGAAAGGCATTGCGGGTTTTGAGATAGGTTGTCAAGGCAGCCGTGTTGATCTTCGTCATGCCCTGGACACCCTTAACGTGAGTGTCGGTATAACGGAGGTTCGTCAACGTCTGGAAATTCTCGCCTATAACAGCAGGGTCATTTGTTGTAAACTTGCCGGAAAAAGGCACAGTCTTATGATGGACTTTAGTATCCGCCATTAAACGTAACTCCTCGAACCCAAACTGCGTTTCATCATGTTGACGCGAAGATTCGGTCGCCCTTGATTCAAGTTTTCGGTCTTTGCCGCTTTCCGACATTCAGAATCAAAGTATTGAAAATACCTACTGGCGTAATCCGCCTTACCGTCTCTCATCTTGTAAAGCCACGCAGCATACATGATGATTGCCATCTGGTATTGACGGTCTAAACGGTAGGAACGGTACAGGGAATAGACGGGTTCAGGTTTTTGGACATAAGGGACATAGACGCTATATCCGGCGGTAGAAGGCGGGGGATCGAGATATAATTGTTTCCTTCCCTGAGACATGACGATATAGGCATCGGAAGAATCCCAATCGTTTTCTGTACCTCCGAACATGGCCGTTACTAATGCGGAAGTTGAAGTTATGGAAAGAACAATCCCGTGCGCTCCATCCGTGGTATTGTGGACGAAATCACCGACTTTTACATTGGTAAAAGGCGCGGCTGAATCGTTCAAGACAGATTCTCCATTGCTCAAAGCGCCCGCCGATGTAGCCGTGCCGGTCAAGGTAGTGTAAAGCGTTTCCTTTGTCCTGATTGCGAAGTTGTAGGGTAGGGGGGTGGACGTGGTTTCATTGGCAATATACATACCGTCGTAGTCCCTAAACTTGATCCAGTTATAACCAGAGCCGTCATAGAGTTTTAAGACAAACTCATTGCGGTCATTCTTGAGGTACAAACTCAAGAAATCAGCGTTCAGGTCATAGGCCGCCTGGTCTGCAACGGTAGTAACCGTCTGCGAAGATTTAAAGATTTGCGTTCGTCTGCAAAACTCCACTACGGCATTGTAGATCGCATCGTAGGAAGTCTTGGAATCCAAAAAGGAAGAAGTTGAACTATCTTCTAAAAGTAGTTGCGCCAGACCTTCCGTAAGGGTTTTACCGTCCATTTAAAGGACTCCTTAATCTCTGCGAAGTGCTTCTGTATTTGAACTCTCACCCAACAGTTTAGAGGCTATCTTCCAAACCTTTGCAGCACCATCACGGGTAACCATGCCGTTTTTCATCTTCACGTTGCAAGCCTCAGCAAATTGGCGAACTTCTGCCGGTAGTTTAATGCAAGGTTCCGTCTTACGTTTTAATTCTTGCGCGACATCAGACAACCCCTTTTTCATCTGGTCACGACTGAACATGGATTCCGATATTGCACCCCCCAATTCATCCCTAATCTTCGCCACCTTATCCTTATCCCTGCCGACAATATTAGGAATCGACTGTTCAAGCTCCTTGAGTTGCTTCTTCTTGCTTACCAGCCGATCTTTCGTAATCGAAACCTCTGAACGGGGGAGAAGGTCATTATCAATCTGGTGTTCCATCCGGTTAACTTCCTCTTTCAGGTTTTCCGTCATGTGTCCAAAATACCAACTCGGATATGTTGACCGAACCCTCCCTTTGTCGTCTAAATCCAAAGACCCGAATATCTGATACTTCTTACCTAAATCTGCTGTCGGAGCAGCCTGAACTTGTTCCATAAATTCTCCTTTGTTTTGATTAAGGTGCGGATTACCCGCCGCACCATCGGGGTTAAAAGTTAAGCTACGTCAGTGGCCTTCGCTACGCCCTGATCCACAACATTAGCCGCTAACCCAGAGTAGGTCAGCATCAATACTTTAGAGTCATCTGCCGTGGTAACATCAGCATAACCAGACACCATGCCACCTAAAACCAAGACTTTACCATTAACCGAACCTGAAGCTATCGCCCCTGTAGGAGCGACTGCGCTGGTAATGCCAGTTACAGTATTAAGGATGCAGTTTTTGAACACAACAAACCTGTCGGATGCACCGATAGTTATGGCCTTAAAGGTACTTAGGGATGTATAACTATCAATCATACAGTCCTCAAACACATTCCTTGCACCAGTAGTGAGGTACACTTCCGTTGTCATCGTTCCCCTGATGACGGTATTCAACCCAATATAGGAGTGGACTATATGATTTTCTGCACCAGTTATAGCCAGAGAACGAGCACCGGCAACGTCCATCGAACCACCCGTATCGCCAGCACCGGAAATCTGACAATCTTCTATTCTATTCCGATCCCCGGAGATAACCGCAGCCCTTGGAGCAGTGGCCGTGCTGGTCACATCACCATGGAATACAGCTATGTTCTTTATGAGACAGTTATTGGCGGAGATGGTGAATAAATCTTCAATATCGACAACAGACGTAGAGTTTCTTAAGCCAGCCCTTTTCCCAATGAAAGGGTTCGCACCAACACCGATGATATGAGTCGCATCCTTACTCCATGTAAGTGCGGAGGTAATAAAATCAAATGTACTTGCCGCCGTGTTCGATTCTCCATAGACCAAAACAATATCATTCTGGTTTGCCGTTGCTTTGGTTTGCGCGTAGGATAGTGTTTTAAAAGCCGAAGACGGATGATCCCCGTGGTTACTATCGCTTCCTGAAGATGGTTTGACATGCCACACGTCTCCTTGTGTAAACGGCAAACCAGGGATGGCAGGCATAATCGGTATGCCTCTTGTTTTAATAAGACCTTTTTGCATTTTTAATCCTCCTTGATATTCACCCTGACGAGCAGGTTTTCTCCGGCGTTGCGAGACCTTCTCTCAGAGGAAATAAAAAGGGCGGACCAAGAGTGTTTTAAACTCCCAACCCGCCCTTACTTGTTAAGTGACGTTTATGTAAGTATGTTAACTACACGTGCCTTCCAATCTTTTTCCCCAAACCATGAGTTTTAGCATGGGGGTTACATTTGTCAATGGGGCAAGTGTTGACTATGAAACCGCTGAACCATAAATCCATCGCCATCCCTTGAACCCGCAACCACTCCTGAAGTAGCCACTGAACTTAACGGAGAAGGTTTCAAAATCAACCGTGGTCTTGGTTTCAAACGGGATACGGTCAATCCAAAGCAAATCTTTCTTCATCATCTTACTATCGACGAGGAACCAGTTGTTGGTGTCGTAATCGTCAAGGCGAAGATAAGGGATAACCTTGAAACGGCCTTTCTGAACGTTGGTAGTGCCTTCTGCCGAATACAACCCCTTGTCAGTCCCTACAATTTCCATAGCGGTATCATAAAGATTATCGGGAACAATCAAGGTATCCGGTTCAATAACGATTCTCTGGCCTATATCGCCCTTGAAACGCCTCATGGCAAGACGAGCAGCCGCAAGAGAAGTGGCACTCAAGGCATCAGTCCCGGCATTGTCAAAACCCGTAGAAGTCGAAGCACCGGACTTTGTGGTATGACTGTCGGAACACAGGGCAACGCCTTCCTCTGAATACTGGAAGGTTAAAGCAGAACTAAACGCATTGGCGAACATTTCCGCACCAAATGTTTCCCTTGTCCTCTGCGCCGCTTCTCCCAACGCGCCGGCAGCGTCATCCATAACGGCATATTTCTTGTCGTCAAGGAATTTACGTTCAAAGACTAAGCCCTGTGCGTATTCCTTTGGCTCGATCCTGTTAAGATAACCAGGGGATATTGAACCGTACTGTAACTTGCCACTGAATGCTGAGAAGTTGCCAACCGCACCCACACTGAAGAACTCTTCCCACGCACCATCAGAAGGGATACTTCTGAATACCTGTGGAATCATGGTCGGAAGTTCATCCCACTCTTTTTCTGCTACCTCCCGCAAACGGGCGTCAAGCAACCTTATAAAATTTTCACTTATTATAGGATTTCCCATTTATATCACCCCCTTATGCCCTTACACCCGCGAACTGAATCGGGTTAATCTTGAAAATCGCATATTCCTCGTTTGCTTTCTCAAGGTTGAGTTCCAAAACATCTATCCACGCATAGTTAGTTGTAGTGACAGACGCAGCATTATTGAGGAACGTGCAGGAAGTCGTGTCGAACATTGCGTAGCAGGTGCCTAAGGCAACATTCACAGCGACAAAGGTGTCCCCAATAGCGATGTCATAGGGAAATGCCTGGTAGAATGTGTGAATGGTTGCAGATGTGTCATAACTAACGCGGTAAATGCCCCTATTCGCACCTGATCGGCAGTAATGAGTGGCATTGTATGCAACTGGTGTGAAACCGATGGTACTCCCGGTGTATCCAAGACCCGTGGTAGAACCTGTCGTAACTGTGGAAACGGTGCAACCTGTCCCATAGGTCGTGGTAAAGATTGGCGCCTTAAGAATGGTGTTCGACCCGATAACGGCAACCTTTACCATCGGTAAGGGATCGCCCTTGCCGTGCATACCCTCTACGCCCCTAAAGTCCCTCGCCAACTGTGCAGCCTGTGAGGAAACTCCGGCAATATATACGCCCTTATAGGTCGAGGAATAGGTAGGTGCCGCGTCATTGGTGCCGAGTACAACACCAAAAGGCACCTGGTCGGCAGTGGTGTCGGCGGTACCGGCAACATTCCAAACCTTAACCCCTTCACAAGATGCGGAGTAACCCGAAACAACAATACCCCCCTCATACACCGTGGCTGCCGTGGTATTATTGTAATCAACCGGCATCCAGATAGTGCGGACGGGATTCTCAACTACTGTGATTCCCATATTTAAATCCTCCTTAAACGAAAAAAGGCGAACCAAAGCATTCCTGCTTCAATTCGCCTTCACTTGTTGAATAGCGTTATGTTTATCTAACTAAAACGATGCGACACCGCACAAAGGGCAACCGTGTGATACTTTCGGAACTCGTGGAGTATAATAATCAGTTATCGGGTCTCCATCTGCCCCATTCTCTAAGACGATCCCCACTCCATCGAGCGTTTCCATGCCGAGGATAGGGTCAACACCGTTACCACTTACCGCCTGTCCTTCTACTGCAAAGTCCTCACAGTAATTTCCATCACGGTCTGAGGAACCAAGGTCACGTTCGGTATTCACAATAAACCCGCAATTCCAACAACGTAGATACTTATTCTTGTCCTCAAAACTACCGGGAACACGAATGGTTTTCTTTCGTTTAGGAAGTCTGGTCTTGAAATATCGAGTATATCTACCTTGTTCCACCTGCACCCCTTAAATGGAATGGTGTCTCGCCCTTTAATGCTGCCTTTACGGACTCCGGTTTCATGCCGGTATATCTCACAAACTCCAACGCCTTAGCATCGAGTTCCGGTATTTCTTCCTTAACTGTATCCGTCCGTGTTGAGGCTGTTACCCCTGTCGCGGTTTCCGCACCCTTACCCTTAAACACAGTTTTGGGAGTTGCTACCTGTTTCGCAAGAATGGCCGCCTTTGCCTCTGCATAGTTGATACGGGCATCAATCGAAGGATTACCCGTATGCTGAGTATTGAACGGAGAAGTTGAAGATCGTAACTCCGCCATTATCTCGTTATGCAGTGTATCCGCCACTTTACCCACCGTCTGCAATCTCGCGGTTTCTCCTAAATAACCATGAACGTACCGATGTTGCATGGACTGGTTTACCTGGTTCACAAAGTTGTTCGTCATGATAATATCTTCCGGAGTGGTGATAATGTCCGGTATGATACCCTGTTCCTTTGCGGCCTGTATCTGCTGCGCCAGATAGTCATCTCCATAAACGGCTGAATGAACTGGTGCAACAACGGCGGTTTCTTCTGTAGCTGGCTTTCCAATGGTGTCCAACTTAGAGGAAATATTAAAAAGGGTGTCTTCGAGAGACTTCATCCGTCTGCCAAGCCGAGACCTTTCGCGGTTATCGGCGGGTTCATCGGGAATCCCGTCATCTTCCAGCCCTTCTTCTCCCTCTGTGGTGCCATCTACCCCTTGCGTCCCCTCCGGTGCTACTTCCCCCTGTGTTTCAATTTGTGTTTCCCCTGTGGCCTCTTGGTTGTTTCCCCATGCGGCTGATAATTCGGCATCGGTCACTTGTGCAGTAACGGCCTCATTTCCGGCAGGCATAGTGTTTTCACTTCCTTCCGCCATAAATTACTCTCCTTTAATTTTATTTAGTTCCGCCTCAAAGCGGTTTATCTTGTCACACCATCGCAGAATCATATCCCTGACGGCCTTGTATTCGGCGCGGTCTGACTCCGTGGCGTTCAATTCTGAAATCTTATCAAGTAACTCGTCATGCTTCGTATTCAGGTCTCGCAGTAATTCAGCACCTGACGCCGAATTTATGGCCTCCATAAATGGTGCAAACTTGCCAAGCACCGAAAGTGTTTGCGCTCCCCGTTTACCCTTCTCTCGTAAAAACTTGATTACCTGTTCTTGTGATACTTCCATCTATTGCATCCTCACCATTGCTTCCTGCCCTGAGATAGGGACACCGTTCTGGTTGCTGGTCATTCCTTGTGGCATCATACCACCACTGGATTCAAGAGATCCCTGCGCGGAGCTACCCTGCATTGCTGCCGCCTGTCCTACCGGCCCCTCGTCAAGTAAAGAATCCCTTATGTCCTGGTAGTCAGCGCCAAGTAGGTCAAAAAACTTAACCATTAACTTGTTAATCAGCACCGGCGTCTTTGGATTAGGAATGTTCACTAACCGCCCTAATACTTGGTCTATGATTCCCATCTTGCGAGTCTTTGAATATTCGACCTCTATGTTGCTGGAAACAGGTTGATAGACGTAATCGGCATCAGGGTCGAAAATAAGTACATCCTCTTCCCCAAGCAACGTCAAAGCTGTTTCAGGGTGCATAAACCTGAAAGACTGTTGTAATATCTGCCAGTACAGTTCACACAAAAAGGAATACTCAAAGGTAAGAGATTTATAATTTGCCCTCATATTAGTACGCGAGTCAGTACCGGCTACAGCGGTAGCCGTTTGGTCGGAACCAGGTAAACTGCCCATCGTAGTTGGGAAAACAGCCAATACCTTCTGCATACCCGCCATGAAAAGTTGAGTCTGCTGCATGGCACCGCCGATATTGTCCCTGATCTGCAATTCCTGAAGATCGGAGGAAGGGTCTTCCAATGGGATAACGTGTTCTGGTTCGATATAAATCTGGTCGTTATCTTCGCAAACGTACTTCTTACCCTTGAACACCGGCAAGGTCGCCAATTTCACGCGGTCATTGGACATATTAATGGTGTCGTTAATTCCTACTTGTAACTCGCGGGCATATTTACCGTCCGACATGCCGACATCTTTTGTCGGGTGAATGTAACAAATTCCCCTGATTATCGGTTTGTATGGATTGCCGGAAGCATCAATAAACGGTGTTGCCTGAAAACGGATTAAAACCTTCGTGGAACCGTGATACAAAATAGCCGTGATCGCCTCAACAAGTTCTGCGCTCTCTTGAATTTTACCGTCCTGCGCATAGCCAGGTTTGATTTCAATAGGGTTCCCGTCCTCATCACGGCTTACAACTACCGCCCATATCTTCCCGTATCGTTCCAGCACATCAAAAGGCGTAACAACCGGATTGTGAACCCTCTGTGCCTGCGTGTCCTTATTGAAAGATTCCTTTGATGTTTCGGTTTCAGCAAGGTAACCATTTTCCTTCAACTCCTTCACTTTATCGAGGTTGATATAACCACATGAAGACTCTCCTTGCTTCAATTCCTCATAGGTTTTCTCTGATCTCAGCGTAATCCACGGCTTTTCCTGAACAGAATAGCAATAGGTGTTATCCACAAATACATTGCGAGGGTCTAAAATCTCGTAATTGAAGTGGTCAACCAAAGGAGTAGATTTATATACTGGATTCCTCTCAATTATCGGTGTCCCATACTCATCAAACGCACCCGTATGGGCATCCTGGTATCCAATATGCTCTTGACGTAGTTTCTGATCCCACATACATGCGGCATAAACCACACCTGCTGTAGAGTTTATCGTTCTTGCTCTGATATATTTATGATAGTGGTACAAACCATTTCGGTTTAGGGTCTTGTTGATTAGCTTCTTCGCTGCTTGGCACTTTGTCGCATCGTCCGGTTTATCGCCTTCGAGGTAAATATCAACAAACTCACGTGATGAGAAATACTGAGACGCCCATTGAGATGATTCCGTAAGCACCATAGCCGCATATTCCGGCATAGCGACATTACTCATCCAGTCATATTCTTTTTCGTTACGCTTGTTTTCTAAAAGATCAATGACGGCCTCAAAATCAGCATTTTCGCCAGACTGATTACGTGCAGCCGTTTCGTATTCCCTGAAAACAAGGTCTGTAATGTGCCCTTCTATGCCGTTATCGTACATGCTTAATCCTTGAATTTAAGACTCTGCTCACGCACTATATGCACAATACGCCCGTCAGTATATTTTATCCGCAACTCACCGAAAAACTTTTCGGTGATAAACCCTGCCTGCTGAAAAATCTTTGTCAACATCTCTTCACTCTTCGCAGTTGGTTCACTCATACTTTAAACATCACAGGCGTGATAAGTTTTGTCATTATCTTACCGCACTCAGGGCAGATAACAATCTCGTCGTAATCTTTAAGTTTTATCAGTAATTCGTATATCTTGTTGCATCCCTCGCAGTGGAAAGTATAAAGTGGCACTTATTCCTCCTTATACTGCTTTAAAATAGTTCTTTGGTCTATTAGACCCACCACCAACCGAACCGAATCGAGCCTGAAATACCTCCGGCCTCTTCATTAACCCTTCAAGCATCGTACAAAAATGACTCCATCTCTGTTGCGGTGTTTCCTTCTCCTCTTTAGATTGCAACTTGTTCCGGTCAGACCATTCCTCGCGTCGCCAATTCTTCATACTTTGTATCGTCTGAGTACAGTTATCAAGAAACCAGATGGTCGGTAACCGGCGCGATATACCTTCTTGTTTAACCAAGTTGTTAAATGGCATACCCACCTTAATAGAATTTGCCAACCGTTTCCGTATCTCGTCGCGTCCCTTCTGACTCTTTGTGTCCCATACCTGCCAGTAACCACCTGTGCCCAACCCCTCTCTATGATACTGAGCAAATATCCGGTTCAAATCTTCTAACGAACTCATCCCCGTATTGGGTTGTATTTTAGAAGCTAAAGGGTCAATAAGGTTCAAAACAAACCTATAATCACCACTTCTTGAGGCTATTACCCTTGCAATCTCCAACGTAATTAACTTTTCCGGCGAAGGGTTGAACTCGTTATAAACAAATATCTCATCCTCCGGTGAGACTGTTATCCAACCTATTGCCCACGGTGTTGTTTCATGCCAGTCGATTCCCCTAAAATACTTCCAATCATAAGGTAAACCATCAGGAAAATATTTCTCACCTGATATGACATGCGTCTTACTCTGGAAAGCCTTAAATATCTTACCCGATAACTGCCTAAATATACCGTAACGGCGAGCATCTACCACGTCCTCATCAGCATAAACGGAAAACATCTCATCTATATATTCCGTCGCGGTAATTGTCCGTCCTTCTCTCCCCGACTTCTCCGCTGCTAATTCCTTGTAAATAGGATTGTCATCAGTGGCGGCCATAATCACCGCTATGTCTTCCTTCGACTCCGTTTCCTGTATCTCTGGTAAATCCTCTCCGGTTCTTAACTTTATCCGATCCCGTACCGTCTTTGTCCTATATATAAACCGTGCCCGTTCATACAGGTCATCAAACATCCAACCTATCTCACCAGGTACCGGTGTGAAGGCAATCAACATATCCCCATCTGCTGCCAGTAATCGGGGAATTTGTTCCTCGTAAAAGTCGCGGCTTGGCTCTTCGTCAATAAGCACCGAATTATGACTTACTAAACCTCCTTGAATTAAGAAATTATCACGAGGGGACCGGGCTTTCTTCCTTTGTTTATAAACACCGTTTTTAAGGCGTGTATCCCATCCACCTGGTTCCATCTCAATGTCATATACTTCCTGTTCTCCAAGTTGGGCTATGTACTTTATAGACACCCTCTGTTTAACTGGTGTGTTCCCGTTAATGTATCTTGAAGAGATTCTTTTATTTGCAATAATCCTTATCTTTTCTTCATATTCTTCCTTACATTCAATGCCAACTTCATCGAGAAACTTGATGATATTTTTTGATTGGCTTATAATAACCCACCATTGAGTATTCCAATTAACGTGCGTTGACTTCCGTTCATTAATCTGAGATTTAATCCCAATCCTTCTCAATAAAAGAAATACGTCCTGAGCTAACCTAAAAGAAGTAGAACAATAACCAACAGTCCGACTGGCCCATCCATCAGTTGCGTATAAATATCTAAGGAAAAGTTTTATTGTTGCATTATCTTGCTGAAAAATAATATCAGGTACAAATTTTTCTCCCGCCTTTTTACCTATTAACCCCTCTTGCTCAAGAAGGGTCTTTAACTCTTGATAATAAACCGCATATTGAGGTGTCCCATATTTTTCGGATCGCCTTTGTCTTATTCTTGCACCAACTGGAAGAAAACTTTTTAATGATCCCACAAGCCGGTTACTTTTTGATGTAAAGAAAATCCCATCTTTGCCAGTATGACCATCTCCCAAAATAGCAGCTAACCACACCACTAACCCATCCGAAAGAGTTTTGTTCCCTTCTATTTCACTAAATCGGCAGATTAACGTGTCCCCAATCTTTAGCTCACTAACTTCTCGATATTCACTTTTACCGTTCCCTGGAACCATCATCCGATGTTCTGGGGTGGCTATAAAAGACATTCCCTTCTGACAATTAACCTGCATCACTTGTTTTTTCCCACTACACCACACATTCTTGACCTTATTACTTCGTTGTCTTGTACCGTGGCTACCAAGGGCTTCACTTACCAATTCATCCCCTGGCATGATGTCTTCAATGTTTGACCATACTCCGTCGCTCCTTAATACCCTCGTACCCTTGGCAAGACATCGCCTCTGAACACCAGCCCCGGCCTGTACCTGCTGACCATAAGAAACAAATTCAATCTGCACCGGCTTACCGCCGCAAGGAGGCATTACCGAAACAACCGGCTTTCGAGCGGTTACATCCTTGCATTTCCACGAGGGATTAAACCGTCTCTTAAGCACCGGATACAGGGTGTTCTTAACTTCCTCCGTCTCGCTGTCACCAGGTAGTGTCTCCGAAGCAAAACGAAACGTCCTAATCTTGTCGTCACGCCCTATGTTCTTGTGCTTCTGTGGATGCTGTCCGAGGATTCTGTAATAATAATCCATAATTACAGTCTCACCTTTTCCGAACTGATTTCCGGTGAATAGACAAATCGTCTTGCAAGGACACTCCAACACCCACTTAAAAACCTGATTCTTCCGAAACCCCAAGTAACCGGAAAAATCATTTAAAACTTTGATCTCACTCTCTGTCAAAGAACACGCGGAATCAGCCATTTAATTATAAACGTAAAATATTCTGATCTCGCCGGTTGTACCCAACCGATTCTTAACCGTCGCACCAGTGCCCGAATCATAAACATCTAACTTTGCATCCGTATTAGCATTGTCTGTATTCGTCGAACCTGCTATTTTCGTGCAAGTCCCATTAGACTGAACGCCCCACATCCCACACTCGGCATTACACGACACAAACACAAACCCAGAAGTCGCGTCAGGCAACACAACCGTCCCATCGTCCGCCAACGCGTCAGACTGATATGTGTAAAACTTCGGAACTCCCGAACCAGTCGTCCACGGTAACTTAATAATCTCTATATTGTCATAAGTCTGAGACGTGTACCCCGACTTTGACAATACTACCTTAAACTTCTGACCGTACCCGTAATCACTCTCGTCAACCCAAAACTCAAACGTCCCGTCAGTAGTTGATGAAGTAACCGAATTAACCGCCGTACCACCAGCAGAAGCCGCATATACAGACGCAACCGTAGTACTACCCGCCAAATACACCGAAGCCGTGCCCGATAACACCGGGTGTCCAGAACCATCCCTGAAAAGCCCTTTAACGTAATGACGCGACATCTATATAATCTCCCGAAAATACTATTTAAATATATCCAATAAACAAGGATTGTCCTTGAAAACTTGATACAAACCGTTAGCTAAACATTCCACTATTCGTTCTTGTTCCTTACTGCCATTATTCAGCTCTTTCAAACCTGCGGAACTGTCAATCGCATGTATCAACTCATGTATCATCGTTACTGCTATTACTGAATCAGCCCTCACATTTCCACATGAGTCAACCTCAGAAACACGTATCTCAAGCAAATCACTATCTTTCTGACCACTTAAGTCCGCGCGCTCTTTAAAACAGTAAGGAAACAACAAACTATATGTATGACCGCCAATCTTAACACTGTCTGGTAATGTCATCTATAACCCCGAAAAGATTTTAACCCTTGTGTGTGGAGGGGATATCCATTGTGATTGACTGGTTCCATATCGTCCCCGGTGTCCCCCCCCCCCCCCCCCCCCCCCCCCCCCCCCCCCCCCCCTACCCCCCCCCCCCCCCCCCCC